GCCCTATGCCATGGTTGCCAAGAATTCATATTCTTAGGTGGTCCATGCATGCATTCTTGACCCATAATTTCTGTTACACTGTCAGAAATAATTGTACGACACACACTGCTTTTAAAATTTCTACGTGGACCATCATGCGATCCATAGTTTCTCATTGTACCATCCTCACTTAGGAAATTTGTTGGGCATTTATCATGCGATTTTCCTAACATATTGACATTCTTATAAGGACCTATGGGTTCCAACAAAAAGTCTCCTGTGTGAGCAGATAAGAGAGTGCCTGGTAACATAGATAATCTCTCAATGGCCTGCTCTATCATATGTTTAGTAACATACGTAGCAGCACCCATTCTATCACCTGTTTTACCTGCAAAATGGAATCCTATTATCATTGGGAATCGTAAATCAGCTATTAAAACTGACATACATTGGCCGGCAAATGTTGGTTTTTGAGTTTTATACCCATATCCTTTACATCGCATGTCATCCACTTCAACAATAGTACCATTAAAATGTACACTCTGTGTATCTAAAGCGCCTGTGTTATCCTTATAAATAAGGCGCGATGGACCTGAAACTTGTAGCCACGTGCTTGGTATGTAATCAGATAAATCTTTCCGATCACCACCCGCTGGCAGATACACGAACACAAGATCCGAATCCTCAACGAAATGACAATTAATTGGTGAAATCATACTTTTAAAATTTCCTCCAATTAATTGTGGACTATGAGTGATAATCTCTACTTCTAGATCTTTACCACGAATAGCATGTCCATTCATAATCCACACATTTCTCCCAACCGGCATGATATCAGATACAAATCGTCTACCTGTATCTGGTTCATAGGCCGTACAATGACATATCACTTTCCCAACTTCTGAACATAATTGCTCGAAAGTTGTAGTTTTTGATTTCATAGTATATTCTAATGGGATGACTATGGATTTCTTCCATGGATTCACCTTCTCAGTATCAGATGGTTGAGGGACACACTCATCACTTCCCTGTAAATTATGCAATCGCTTATAATTACGATATAGCATTCTCAACATTAAGAATGTTGATAGGGAAATAACTCCGTATCCAGCTATTTTCACACCAGCTGCAACTTTCTTCCATTTTTCATCGCTCATCTTCACTAAACATGTGCGCTTAGCTTTCCTTGTAAGAGAATCAGCCACAATTGACAGTTTGTCGTCAAGTGCCATAATTCCCATAACACCCAAACACGGTGCATAATAAAAAGGAGATACAAATATCATGATGAAAATATAGATAATCACAACAGGTATAATCAAACATGCTCCCACTAATTTGTTCTGAGACCACACTGCTTTAGTTGCAAATTTATAGCCTTGGTAGGCTAACTTTGTTTGCCTTCTCCCCATTCCTATTAGAAGTCCTGGGAAATAAGGTATATCGGCAATGAAATCATCAAAATTATCAATGGCTTTATGATACCAAAATTGAGGTTGTGGTGGTGGTGGTGGTTCACTCCAACTCTTAGGAATAAATCTCCATGGAACGTTTTTATCTTCCACTTGATGAACTAATTGGTTATGTCCACATAGATCTGGATAATTACCACACACTATACACATCGGCTTTTTCTGAATATCAGATATACCTCTGAGCATATTGTGTTGGATATCAAAATGGTCTTTGGATTTTCTCCCCAGGAAATCCAATAAAGTACCCAAACCTATATTTTGTAATAATTGTCCATTATGAGACACTATTTTGTAAGATATAGTGTCAGGTCCACCAGCTTCATTAGGTATTGGGATGACAATTTCCACTGTAAATAACCACACATCAGGAGTAACACCTTGCGGTATTTTTGCTCCATCTATTTGTTCACAATCATCTCGTCTATATTCAGGTCTAACTTTAACCGTTATGGTATAGTCAAACCGCCTACTGATTGATGCAGGCTCATTAGAATACACATAAGCATCCAAAGATTTCTTATTAGTTGTGCCAAACACAAATTTTGGTTGTATTTTGACATTACCTTTA